TGAGGGACCTATTGACAGCATGTTTATTGATAACAGCATTGCTATGGCTGGATCTGATCTAACGTTAAGTAAGTTAGATATAGAGTTAAAAGATGTATGTTATATTTTTGACAACGAACCACGTAATAGTCAAATAATAAAACGTATGGATAAAGTTATTAAAAGAGATTATAATATTGTTATATGGCCAGAATCATTAAAATTTAAAGATATAAATGATATGATACTGGGTGGTATTGATCCTATGAAGATTATCAAGGACAATACCTTTAAAGGATTAGAGGCATCGATGAAATTAGTACAATGGAGTAAAGCATGAAAGTTAGAATGATTAGTTATTCTAAACCTTCTGATGATCTGTATGACGAAGGATTGCAATCTGAATCTGATTTGATTGCCTTTTGTGCAAGAGTATCTAATCCATCTAATCAAATGAATACTGAAACATCTGATAAATTGTTAAAGTATCTTGTAAAGAATAATCATTGGAGTCCATTTGAAATGGTAAGTGTATGTTTAGAAATAGAAACTACACGTGATATTGCAAGACAAATACTTAGACATAGATCGTTTTCATTTCAAGAGTTTTCACAGCGTTATGCTAACCCAGTTGAAGATCTACAATTTGAATCTAGAGAGGCAAGAATTCAAGATCCAAAGAATAGACAAAATTCACATAAAACAGAGAATTTTGCAACTAAACAACTATGGGATTTTGCAGTAGATAAATTAACTAAACATGCAAAAGAACAGTATAATAAAGCAATAAAAGCAGGAATTGCTAAAGAACAGGCACGTGCATTATTACCAGAAGGATTGATTCAATCGCGATTATATATGAATGGGACCTTGCGGTCTTGGATTCACTATATAAATCTACGATCAGCTAATGGTACGCAGTTGGAGCACATGGAAATAGCGCAGGAATGTGGTCGTATCATTGCCAAAGTCTTTCCTTTCATTAGTAATCTTCTAGAATAAAAATTATAATAGGATGTATATGTCTAATATTAATATTGATTTAACAAGGGATTCGTTATTTGACGAATTAGGTAAGAAACGTTTAAAAGAAAGTTACATGAGAGATGATGAAGAATCACCACAAGAACGACTTGCATTTGTATCTGAAGCATTTGGAACCAATCCAGCGCATGCACAGAGACTTTATGATTATTCTTCAAAGCATTGGCTTAGTTATAGTACTCCAATCCTGTCTTATGGGAGAAGTAGTAGAGGCTTGCCTATCAGTTGTTTTCTTCCTTACTTGGATGATTCGGCTGAAGGATTGGTGGATACCTTAAGTGAGGTAAACTGGCTATCAATGCTAGGTGGAGGAGTAGGTATTGGTGTTGGTATAAGATCGGCAGACGAAAAGTCTGTTGGTGTTATGCCGCATTTAAGAATATATGATGCAAGTTCACTTGCCTATAGACAAGGTAAGACTAGAAGAGGTAGTTATGCTGCATACTTAGATATATCACATCCAGATATTATTCAATTTTTAGAGTTAAGAAAACCAACCGGTGATCAGAACATGAGATGTTTAAATTTACATCATGGTATTAATGTCACCGATGACTTTATGAAGATTATAGAAGAGTGTATGGTCAATCCTAAGTTTGATGATTCCTGGCATTTACGTGATCCACATAATCCAGAGATAATTAAAGATACTATATCTGCAAGAGAGTTGTGGCAAAGAATATTAGAAATGAGAATGCATACAGGTGAACCTTATATACATTTTATTGATACAAGTAATAAGAAAATGCCTCAATGGCAAAAAGATAAACACCTTAAAATAAGACAATCGAATTTATGTTCTGAAATTATTCTACCAACTGATAAAGAGAGAACAGCAGTATGTTGTTTATCATCAGTTAATTTAGAATATTTTGATGAATGGAAAAATGATGAAATGTTCTTGAAAGATGTAGCAGAAATGTTAGATAACGTCTTACAACATTTTATTGATAATGCACCATCAGAGGTAAGTAGAGCAGTTTATTCTGCAAAGAACGAAAGGTCTATTGGAATAGGTGCATTAGGCTTTCATGCATATTTACAGAACAAACATCTGCCATGGGATTCAGCTATGGCAAAAGCTTTCAATAATAGTATGTTTAAACATATTAGAGAAAAGCTTAATACAGCAAATAGAGAACTTGGTAGAGAAAGAGGTGAGGCTCCAGATGCAAAAGGGACAGGTTTACGTTTCTCACATTTAATGGCTGTTGCACCTAATGCTAGTTCTTCTATTATAATGGGCAATACATCACCGTCAGTAGAACCATATAGAGCTAATGCCTATAGACAAGATACCTTAAGTGGTGCATTTTTAAATAAAAATAAATTTTTAGATAAGCTAATAAAGGAAAAATGTAATGAGGATAAATCGATTGACTACGACGAGGTGTGGTCAAGTATTATTGCTAACGACGGAAGCGCCCAACACCTGGAGTGCCTCTCAAGCGGGGATAAAGATGTCTTTAAAACTGCAATGGAGATTGACCAGCGATGGGTGGTGGCGCACGCAGCTGACAGACAAAATTTCATTGACCAGGCGCAGTCCATCAATCTCTTCTTTAGGCCCGATTGTGACGTAAAGTATTTACATGCAGTACATTTTCAGGCATGGAAGCAAGGATTAAAAACTCTATACTATTGTAGATCTGAAAAGATTGGAAAAGCAGATAGAGTTGCAAAGAAAATAGAAAGAAAAGTTATTGAGGAGATTGATCTTCAACAGCTTGCAACTGAGGATGTATGTTTAGCCTGTGAGGGATAGAGAAACAGCAAGAATTATTATTCGTGTGATGAGGGTTTTATTTTGGTGTGCAGTTTGGTTTATTGTTTTAACACTATTAGCAAAGGTATTTTTGTGGGTCGCATGGGTAAGGATGACGATACTATAACTTCAGTTTTAAAAGTATTAAGAAAAATGTTTGGTAACATAGGTAGCTATTTAATGGTAACCTATCTTATAATATTATTCTGCGCCGTACTTGCTGCTATAGTTTTAAGTATTTAAGGAGAATAAATGAAAGTAGAAATTATTACAGGAGAAGGATGTGGCTATTGTGATATGGCAAAAGAGCTTCTTCAAGAAAACAAAATTATATATACTGAGCTGGCGGTAATAGATAGCTACGATACAATGAGTAAGTATAATCTAAAAACCGTACCACAAATATTTGTTGATGGTAATTTAATTGGAGGATATACAGACTTAAAAGAAAAGATAGGAGATTTAGTTGAAAACTAGTTTAACAGAAGAAAGAGAAAGTTTTAAACCATTTTATTATCCATGGGCATACGATGCATGGTTAAAGAGCGAGCAGTCACATTGGTTACATACAGAAGTACCAATGTTAGAAGATGTTAAAGATTGGAAAAATAAATTAACAAATGAGCAAAAGTATTTTCTTACAAATATTTTTAGATTCTTTACCCAAGGTGATGTAGATGTTGCCGGTGGTTATGTTAAGAATTATTTACCTCACTTTCCACAACCTGAAGTAAGAATGATGTTGTCAAGTTTCGCTGCAAGAGAGGCATTACATGTTGCAGCATATAGTCATTTAATTGAAACGTTAGGTATGCCAGAGTCTACTTATTCTGACTTTTTAGAATACGAACAAATGAAAGATAAACATGAATATTTTCTAGACTTATCTAAGAAGAACGGAACAAAAGAATCTGTTGCAGTTAACATTGCAGCATTTTCTGCATTCACAGAAGGTATGCAATTGTTTAGTTCATTTATTATGTTATTAAACTTTCCACGCCATGGCTTAATGAAAGGTATGGGTCAAATAGTAACATGGTCTATTGTAGATGAAACACAACATGCAGAATCTATGATAAAGTTATTTAGAACATATATAGAAGAAAACAGGGAGCTATGGAAAGATGACCTTAAGTCAAAAATATACACCATTGCGGAAAAGATGGTGGAGCTTGAAGACAAGTTCATTGATCTTGCGTTTAATATGGGGGATATGCCTGCTCTTACCGCTGATGATGTTAAGCATTATATTAGGTATATTGCTGATAGGCGTCTTATTTCTCTTGGACTGCGTGGGATCTTTAAAGTTAAAAAGAATCCGCTACCTTGGGTCGAGGAAATAATAAATGCTCCAACACATACTAACTTTTTTGAAAACCGAGCAACCGATTATGCAAAAGGTGCGCTTAAAGGAACATGGGAGGAGGTCTGGGCAACGTCATGATTACAGTAACAGATGCAGCAAAAAATCAAATTATTAAAGTACTCAGTGAAGAGGCGCAATCTACTCTAAGAATATTTGTACAAGGTGGTGGATGTGCAGGATTGAATTATGGATTTACCTATTGTGATGATTTTGAAGAAGGTGAAGACTTTCTAGTTGATATAAATGATGATTATAAAATGGCAATAGATGGAGCATCATATCAATATGTAGATGGTGCAACAATAGATTATGAGACCACTATGATGGGCTCTAATTTTACTTTTAAAAACCCGAACGCAACTGCTACATGTGGTTGTGGTTCATCATTCGCAATATAAGGAGAAAAAATATATGTCTAAAATGGCCGATAAGATCGCTAAAATGAAAATTAAAACACAACAAGATGCTGAACAAGTAAGAGAGGCCTTAAGACATAGTCATAAAAAATTAATGGGTACTTATATTGAGGAAAAAGATGATACACAATGGAATTTAGAATGGAAACTAGCGAGAGAGAAAGGTATGGTCAGATGAACTTAAAATATTTTTTATGTGGATTTTTATTAGCTATAACATTATTGGCAAATGCAGAACCTAGACCAGTATATGATTGGAAAATAATAAAAGTTATTGACGGTGATACAGTTAAATTTGAAGCTAATTTTTTACCTGATCCATTACGTAAACAACTCAATTTAAGAGTGCTTGGAATAGATACACCAGAAAAAGGTAAAAGAGCCGAATGTGATAGTGAAAGAGAGCTAAGTAAAAAAGCATCTCAATTTACTAAAGATTTTATTGCAAGTGGTAAACCATATATTCTATTAGAAAATTGGGGTAAGTTTGGTGGTAGAGTTTTAGGCGATGTAATAGTAGATGAGAAAAGATTATCTTCTGCTTTAATTGAAGCCGGGCTTGCAAGACCATATGATGGCGGTAAGAAAGAATCATGGTGTGAATAATGCAGTGGAAAACTATACTTCCATTAAAGCATAAATTTTTAACAGCTTACTTTAGAACTGCAGATGTATTTGCAAAATTATCTTCTGCCAAAAAACTACAGGTAGGGTGTATAATAGTAAAAGATGATCGTATAATTTCTATAGGATATAATGGCACACCTTCTGGTGCAAATAATGTTTGTGAAACTATAACAAGCGTTGAATTAGATGGTGCACCAGTTTATAAAACTAAACCAGAAGTATTACATGCTGAAACTAATGCGATATCTAAATTAGCTAGATCAAGTGAGAGTGGTTTAGATGCCTATATGATATGTACACATGCACCTTGTTTAGAATGTGCAAAATTAATTTATCAAACAGGTATTGCATATGTATACTATAGGGAAGAATATAGAAATAAAGACGGAGTTAAGTTATTAGAACAACTCGGAGTAAAGGTAATAAAATATAATAACAGCTATGGATGAACCAGAAATAACAAATATAAAATGTGACGAGTGTGATGAAGAATTAGAGGTAGTAAGAAAATACCCATCTACTGAAGATGTATCTTTCTGTCCATTATGTGGATGTGAGATAGAACATGAAGAGGATAGTTTAGATCCTGAAGATGAAATTTATGATGATGTAGATGAACATTCTAGGGATTGATCTATCACTAACTTGTCCTTGTGTGTGCTCCTTTAGTGGAGATGAATTTAATCTCTCACAATGTTCGTTCTTTTATCTAACAGAAAAGAATAAATTAGATATTCGCAGACATCCAATCTACGCAAGGATGGCACCACACTATGAAACTGATATGCAACGATATCATAATATTGCATACTGGATAATTAATATTGTAAATCAACATAGCCCCGATCATATTTTTATAGAGGATTATTCTTTTGCATCTACAGGTAGAGTATTTAATATAGCAGAAAACTGTGGTATATTAAAATACAATTTATGGTTAAAAAGAATTACATTTACTACTATACCACCTACTGTTGTAAAAAAAGAGGCAACAGGAAAAGGCAATTCAAATAAAGTAGCAATGGAAATTGCATTTAAAGAACAAACTGGATTTGATATAAGAAAGCATTTAGATTTACCAGCATCAGCAACTAATCCAGTATCAGATATAGTTGATAGTTATTATATAATCAAAGCAGGTCTAAACTATCGTCTCACAAGTTGATTTTAAAAACTCAGTATACTATAATATGTTTTGCCTAATGGCATTTTAATTAATTAATATGAGGATATATTATGTTAAATCAAAAAACTAAACTACGTAGGGCTTTTGAAGCTGGTAAGAAACTATCTGCTAAGCAGATTTCTAATTACTTTAATATTGCTTCACCTAGTAAGATTGTTTCAATGCTTAGAATGGAAGATGGTCTTCCTATCTACAGAAACAAACATGTTGATACAAAAGGTAGAGTTGTATATAAGTATACAATGGGAACTTTTTCTAAGAGAGTTCTTGCAGCCGGTTATCAAGCTCTAGCAAGAGGTTTGGTATAAGTAGTTCGCTAGGGGGCGCAATGCCCCCTTTTTCTTTATTAATGAGGGTATTATGAATAGAACAGAAATAATTGAGCAATTAAAAAACGGACCAATGATAGTAACATTTGAGAAAAAAGATGGTACTATTAGAAAAATGAAGTGTACTCTAAAGTCTGATTTACTTACTGAATATGAAAAGAAGACTGATAGAGAATCAAAACCTAATTTAGATATAGTTCCAGTATATGACTTAGAGAAAGAGTCCTGGAGATCATTTAGAGTAGACAGTGTACAAACAATTACCTCTGTATAATAGAGGATTCACAGCAAGCAGTTTTGATCTCTTACATGCAGGTCATGTAAGAATGTTACAAGAGTGTAAAGAGAACTGTAAGGAATTATATGTTGGATTTAATTGCAACCCTAAGGGCAAAAATCTCATACAAACCACTACTGAAAGATACATCCAACTATCCGCAGTAAAGTATGTAGACCATATAATTCCTTATTCTATTGAAGAAGATATAATAAAAATTTTATCAATATGTGATATAGATGCTAGGTTTGTTGGAAGTGATTATAGAGAGAAAGAATTTACAGGTTTACAATACTGCCTTGATAATAATATCGATATACTGTATAATGATAGAAGTCATGGGTATAGTTCTACAGAATTAAAACAGAGGGTTTATGAGAGCTTTAATAACGGGTAGTGCAGGTTATATTGGATCTGCTCTTTGTAAGATGCTTTACAAAGATAATAATTTTATTTTAAGTTGTGATATTAGAGACCCTAATCATAACTATTATACATTTCATGATAATAATGCAACAAATAATATTTTTTATTTTAACGCATTAGCAGAAAAGGTAATTGAATATAACATAGACACAATTTTTCATTTAGGTGCGAGTGCCGATGTTACGGATAGTATGACCCGACCCTCAATATACTATTATAATAACATCGGCACCACTTCTATGCTTTTAGATTGTTTAACAGGTAGAGATTGGAAAGGTAGATTTATATTTGCATCTACTGCAGCTGTCTATAAAGAATCTGACACACCAGTAAAAGAACACTGGGCAAAGATACCACCTAATCCATATGGTCATAGTAAACTAGTATGTGAAGATTATTTAAGAAGAGTAAGCTTAGTTCATGATATACCAGTTGCAATGTTTAGATTTTTTAACGTTGCAGGTGCATATGAAGAAATAGGCGATCATCATGACTCACCTCATGTACTACAAAAGCTTTGTTATAGTGCAGCTGAAACACAGCCATTTTTTATATTTGGTAATAATCTAAAAACAAAAGATGGTACATGTGTAAGAGATTATGTTCATGTATTAGATGTATGTAGAGCTTTAGAACATGCTGATAAGTTCTTACAATTTAATAAAGAATGTTACGTATACAATCTAGGTACAAAAGAAGGTGTTACAGTTAAGGAGTTAGTTGATACTTTTTCAGAAGTAACTAATGTTGATATAAAAACAAAAGATGCAAAAGGTAGACCAGGCGACCCACCTTACCTAGTTGCTGATCCAACGTTATATCAAGAACAAACTAAATTTGTGTACCTATATAGTGATATAAAAAATATTGTGACTACAGCATGGAATTATTATAGGAGAGATTATGGCATTTGAAGAGAATGAGATTAGTAAGAATAGTCAAGGTGGTACTGAAT